TGACTACTCTGCCCCGCTTGATATCCTATGGCAACTGAAGCTGAACTCTGTGAAATCTGTCCCGCTTGATACCCTATAGCAACAGTATATGAACTTTGTGTAATTTGTCCCGCTTGATACCCTATAGCAGCAGAATACGTGTTTTGATTACTCTGACCAGCAAACGCACCAATGGCAATTGAATACGCGTTTTGTGTATTCTGACCAGCATATCCACCAATGGCAATTGCATTGGAAAATTGTGACGATTGTCCGGATTGAAATCCAATGGCAATTGCGTTTACATTTTGTGTACTTTGGCCAGCACTCGTTCCTATGGCAATCGAATTTGTATTTTGTCCCAGACCGGCATTTTGTCCAATCTGAACATTTGAATTGTTCAAAATGAAATTTACTGCAGTTACATTTCCAGTTGCAACAACATTACCCGCCGATACATTACCTGTATATGTCGTAGCAGAAACAGTCAACGCGTTAATGGTGTTTGATCCCAAAATTTGACCGTACACATTGCCAGTCAAGGTTGTGATGAATGCATTTGATGCAACTATATTGCCTGTCAGGGTTGTTGCTGACACAGTCAACGCATTGATGGTGTTTGAACCATAGATGTTACCATACACATTTCCAGTCAGGGTTGTGATAAACGCATTCGAAGCAACCACATTACCAGTCAAGGTTGTTGCCGATACAGTCAAGGCATTGATGGTATTTGATCCCAAAATTTGACCGTACACGTTGCCAGTCAAAGTTGTGATGAATGCATTCGAAGCAACCACATTACCAGTAAAAGTTGTTGCCGATACAGTCAAGGCATTGATGGTATTTGAGCCATAGATGTTGCCGTACACATTTCCAGTCAAAGTTGTGATGAATGCGTTTGATGCAACCACATTACCAGTAAAAGTTGTGGCTGAAATTGTCAAGGCATTGATGGTATTTGAGCCATAGATGTTGCCGTACACATTGCCCGTCAAGGTTGTAATGAATGCGTTTGATGCAACTATGTTGCCTGTCAAGGTTGTTGCCGAAATTGTCAAGGCATTTATGGTGTTGGACCCAAGGATTTGACCGTACACACCAGATGTCGATGAAATTGTTGATGCACTTATTGTATTTGTTCCTGCAACAACTCCATACAAGGTTACAGACCCACCTGGGTTTGCCGTTATAGTCATGTTTCCCTGACCGGATGTTAATCGCTGTGTTGAGATTGTTGAATAGCTAGCGTCGATCAACTGACCAGTTCCAAATAGAACATTTCCAGATACTGAGAGATTTGCTACAATTGAAACATTCCCACCAATAACAACATTTCCAACCGTCGTCAATGACGTTGCCGAATTTGTAAACTGCACAGTGTTCGATGTTGTATTTCCACTGTTTACAACTTGAGAAAGTGTGGGATTTCCCTGAATACCAGTGAGAAGCGAACCGTTTCCGATAAAGTAATTTCCGGAAACATTTCCACTCGCCGAAATGTTGGATGTTGTGGTGATGTTTCCAGTGGCTATGACATTTCCTCCAATGACAACATTTCCAACCGTCGTCAATGACGTTGCCGGGTTTGTAAACTGGACTGTGTTCGATGTTGTATTCCCCGTGTTCACAACTTGAGAAAGTGTGGGATTTCCCTGAATACCAGTGAGAAGTGAACCATTACCGATAAAGTAATTTCCGGAAACATTTCCACTCGCCGAAATGTTGGATGTTGTGGTGATGTTTCCAGTGGCGATGACATTTCCTCCAATGACAACATTTCCAACCGTCGTCAAAGACGTTGCCGGGTTTGTAAACTGCACGGTGTTTGATGTTGTATTCCCCGTGTTCACAACTGCCGATAGAGTTGGAGTATCGACGATAACGACTGAATTTGAAATACTTGTGATTTTTCCAGATGAATCCACAACAATCTGGGAAATATTCGAACCACCTCCGTATGTACGGTTCAAGACTGTTGTTCCAACAATATTTGTCAAATTTGAACCATTCCCAGTGTAATACTGTGCAGTCACATTTCCAGATGTGAAAATCGTAGATGATATATTCGTGTCATCAATAAAGACATTTGCTCCGACGCAGAGAGTACACGTTGGTGCCGTGTTATTGATACCAACATTTCCAGTTGTTTTCAATGCAATTGCACCAGGATAATTTAAATACATTGGGTTTGGTACTCCGGTGGCGGTTGCTCCATTTGTCAATACTTGCGTGAGATTTATAGTAGGGGTATTAATTTGTTGTGAAGTGGCTCCGGAAATCCGTCCATATGTATCAAATGTAATGACTGGATAGTATTGAGGAGTTCCGGCGGTAGTACCATATGTGATGGGTCCTACAATTCCTGAAACATTTGACAAGTACGTTGCATTCCCGAAAATATTCCCCACAATATTGACATTTCCCTTGACTGTGAGAACATTGGAACCACCATCAGTTGCAAACAGATTGCTCCCAACTGTGAGGGTATTGGCTGAAGCGAGCGCATTTCCGATTGAAACATTCCCGTATGTGACGAATGAAGTTACCAGGTTTTGGAACAAGACTGTTTTTGACGTGGCATTCCCAAAATCAACAGCCTGTGCTAAATTTGTTGTCGCAGTAATGGCGGTACTTGAAATTGATACAAACTGCCCAGATGCATTTGTTGTAATGACTGGCACAGTTGTTCCAGTTCCAAACGTTCCTGCGCCCGTTGAACCAGTGATACTTTTGATGTAAACACCGTTTCCAGTAATTCTACCAACTGAAACGTTTCCAACCGTTATAAATGTATTCGAACCCGTATCAGTGAACCACGTGTTTGATCCGACACACAACAAATTTGAAGGTGTTGAATTACCAATACCGACATTTGAAGTGGATGAGATTGTGATGATTCCGGGATCGACAATTTCCTTTGTCGTTTGGCTATACGTCAATACATTACTTGATACCGGAGTTGCCGTCGTGCTTCCGGGTATACCGTACCGAATTGGGTCAACCTGAAATCCTGCAGCAGTCGGAGCATTTATTGTGTTGCCCGTTGCCACGAGTACAATCTGAGACGCGCTTGACGATGCAGCCTTGTATCCAATGGCAATTGACCGTGCACCAAGTGTAGTTGCGCCTGCTCCGACTGCAATCGATTGAGAACTTTGATTTAAAATTCCAGCTCCAGCTCCAATTGCAACCGCCTGTAACCCCTGACTCGTCACGCCAGCCTGAGCCCCGATCGAAACCGCTTGTGTACCCTGCCCCGACTGTCCTGCTTGATATCCGAGTATAACGGCCTGCGATCCCTGAGACGTAGTTCCAGCCCCCTGACCAATTGCAACCGACTGGGACCCCTGTGAAGTAGTTCCAGCCCCCTGACCAATTGCAACTGAACCGACACGTTGCCCGGACTGACCCGCTTGATATCCAATGGCTACAGTTTGAGATCCCTGAGCACTTTGACCAGCGGCAGATCCAACGGCTACCGCTTGAGATCCTTGTGCATTGTTCCCGGCGTTTGCTCCAAGTGCGACTGATTCCAAACTCTGACTCGTCTGTCCCGCCTGGTAACCTACTGAAATCGCGTTTACAGCTTGTACACTCGTCCCTGCATTAAACCCAAGTGCAATCGCTCCACTCCCCTGAACAGCCTGTCCCGCCTGGTACCCTATAGATATGGCGTATGCGTTTTGTTTATTCAAACCTGCATTTGTACCAATACCAATCGAACTTGTATTTTGATACGACTGTCCAGCCTGAAAACCAATGGCAATGGCATTTGAATTTTGATACACCTGTCCGGAAAATGTCCCGACCGACACTGAGTTTGTGTTTTGATACGAAAGTCCAGCTTGTGTACCAATGGCTACGGAATTTGCAGATTGATTTGATGTTCCAGTCTGGGCGCCAAGTGCTATAGAATAATTGTTTTGAAATGACTGACCAGCTTGGTACCCAATGGCTACCGAAAAGGCATTTTGGGATACACCTCCTGCGTTTTGACCAATTGATACGGCACTCGAACCTTGACTCGTCGTACCAGCTGAATTGCCAATGGCTACCGCATTTGAAGCTTGCGTTGAAGCACCGGCATTCAGTCCTATAGCCACCGCATTTGAAAGCTGACCACTCGCACCTGCACCGTACCCAATTGCAACCGTGTTCACACCCTGACCACTCTGACCAGCCGTAGAACCAATTGCAACCGCTCGAGTCCCTTGACCACTCTGACCAGCTTGGTATCCAACCGAAACGCCTTGTGAAGCAGAATTAGTCAGACCCCCTATGGATACACCATTTATTCCAGAACCACTTCCAACTCCAATTGATACAGCGCCAGAGCCCACGCCTGACCCAGCCGTTGCAATGGCAACTTTCGTCCCACTCACAGTTGGAATCAAAACGTCACCTGAAAACGTTTCAGTGTACGACGGTCCAAGTGACACATTTTTGGCGTTGACGTCAACGTACACATCTGTGGTTGCACCAACTTGAAACTTGTATACAGGGTTTGCAGTTCCCACCCCTACATTGGCGTAATTTGTTGGATCAAGACTAATCGTGTTGCCAGTCAGCGAAGAGACTCCATAAAATAAATTCATCTGCGAGTCACCGCTCACATTTGAAGTTGTCGGGAGACGCGTGGACAAGACAACTGTACCACCCCCACCGGAAGCGGAGAGTGCGTCGGACTGAAATGCGGAAAGCGACGCAAGTGTATTGAATGCATTCGAAGTAAAGTTGACATTCATCAAACTGCTCCCCTGGGTGTTGGTTGTATCAAGGGATGAAAGAACCACATTGGATCCTTTTACTATGAGAGAACCCGTACCGGACAATGGTTGAAATGATATGTTTGGACCACGGAAGAGAATATTTGAATTTTGGGCATTGCACACAATTCGTTGGGTGTTTGTGAACAATGTTGACGCGTTGATTGTGAAAATATTATTCACATTAAGATTGCTATAAATGAACAAATTCGATCCAGATATAGGAGCAATTGCATCTGTTTGAATTCCATTTGTAAATATGTTCCCCCCTGTCGCAACCTGTTCACCATTGAAAAACAAAACTTGTTGTGTATCAACAATACTCACTTGGAGACCCTGACCTACAGCTGGAGCCGATGTTGTGAGTGGTGTCAAAAGCAAGTTTGACTGTACAGTTACACTCGGACTCCCGGAAAGTGCTGCAATTTGATTTGTCTGAATACCAAAATTGAAAATATTGGCAGACGTCCCGGCGGCAGTAATCAAGTTTGAATTAAAATAGAGACTCCCGTCAACCTGCTGTAAAACATTGCTTCCAGCTGGGTACAGTCCTGTCCCTGGGTCGATCAACCCAATCGAATTGAAACTTGGATTTGGCGTCGTCATCTATCTACTCTAATTTCCGAATAAAATTCCACCCAAACCATTCTGCACTTTAAAGATGTTGTAATTGACGGCGAACAATGACCCCTGTTGCGTTTGGGTAGTACCACCGTACTTTGAAACCACATTGGTCAATGTCAATTTACCATTATCAATACGACTAAAGTTGCATGTTCCGGTTGGTTTATAACTTGTTGCGCTCAGACAAAAGTTGAACATGTAATATTTTGTAGTCTGTGGTTGTATGTTTATAGCATCCCAGTTGATGAGTGAATTATCTGCGTGAAAGTAGCTTTGTACCAGATAAAAGTACACTGGTGTCATAAATTCAAGAAACGTCGTTCCGTTTATTCGAAGTTCCGCCTGACCAAATGACAACACTTGCGAACGCGTGTTGCTAATTTGTGGGTTGAGTGTCGGAACACCAAAGAATAAACTTTTCACTGGATGATTCAACGGTGTGAGATCAACTGAAATAGTTGTCGTGTTGCTGAACGTTACAGGAATGGTTTGCACCTGCGTAATTATAATTTCAAGTGGACGAGAAACAATCTCGGCTCTTTCCGCCGTGTCTAAATACACATAGTTTGCAAATACAGTTATTCCTGAATTCAACAAGAGTGGGTTTTTCCCCCACAAACACCTGATTTCAACCTCGTGATATTGGAGTGCCACCAATGGCATGAAGGAATTGTAATCACAAAAGAAAAAGTGAAGTGGCATATATTGGGGATACGTTGGCTGCGCCAAATTGTTGATAACGCCAGACTTGGAATACGTATCAGCGAGGTACGTTTGCCACACATCCGTAATGTACTCGATGGGTTGGGAATCAACCTTTTGACCACCAATGTACAATTCAAACACCGTGCCCACTAACGCATTGGCAAACCCACCGTTTTGTGTGGTACCATCCATCCACTCGAGCCACATGTAATTGACGAGATCGCCGTTATGTTTCAAAATGATACTGGACGACCCATTGGGTGCCGGCTGCTGCCCCGAAAACTCCAATTTTTTAGGGGCTTGGGAAAAATTGGCATGCCGTTGGTATTTCGTTTTGAAAAATGACATTCCAGTCTCGCTGATGAGGTACGCGTCTTGGGCTCCTTTTGACACGAGTTCGATAAGTGCCCCAGACATTATTACTTATAAGAGACATTTTCCTTTGAACGGATTTGGTTCACTCGCACTCGCACTCGCCTCACCATCCATACAAAATCCACCCTCCCTGTACACTTTTTTTCGTTTGGCGTACATTGAAAACAAAATGGACCACTGATCACACACATCGTACACATGTGGATCATTCTTCTTCCCTTTGGTTTCACGAAGTATTCGCCCAATTGATTGTTTAATGTCGGATTTCGGTGTGGCCAAGATGATTGTGTCCAAACTCGGGATATCTAAACCTTCGTGCGCCTGACTAAATGTTCCAAAAATGATACGCTTGGTGCTCGATGCCACGAGATCCGCCTCCTTCATGCCACCCATGTACAACCCAGACGTTTCTGGAAATGCTTCGTGCAAAAGAAGACAGTGTGCTCGTCTATCAGACAAGACCAAAAGATGCCGATCTTTCGACGCTCGCTTGATGAGACCAATGAGCATTTCGTTTCGCTCGACATTTTGCACGAGATCTGTAATCATCGAGGCGAGACACAACTTTCCAAATCGCGTGGTGGGTGGTGGGTTTCGAAATTGAATACAATCAAACACAATTTGAAACACCATAACCTGTTTTTGGTTTTCTCGCTCAACGCTGAAAAAGGTGGGGCCCATAAACCAGTGCAACACCTTGGTCAGGCCATCTTTTCTGTCTGGGGTTGCAGACAATCCATAGATGTGTCTGGGACACATTTTAAACAGCGATTGTGAAAACACACGGGCGCAAATATGATGCGCTTCGTCAACAAAGACAGTTCCTATGCTCTCAAACTGTTCAAATGTAAACTCCTTCATGGAGAGCGTTTGGAGCATGGCAATGACGAAATCGCATTCGAGGTTTACCGTGTTTTGTTGGACGAGACCAATGGTTGCCCCGGGACAAAAGAATTGGATTCGTTCGCGCCACTGATTGGCTAGAAACTCCTTGTGCACGATAATCATGGTTCGCAGTTTTAAACGACAGGCAATGGCGAGCGCCACAGTTGTTTTTCCGTAGCCGCAAGGGAGAGACAAAACCCCGTGCCCGGCTTCAATTGCTTTTGAGAGCGCCTCATTCTGGAACGTTTCGTCACGAAGTACACCAATAAAGGAAACATTCATGTGAGCTGGCTGTGGTCGTTTGTCTTCACGTGGTTCTCCAAATGTTTCAACGCCGTAAAATCGAGGGACGCACAATCCCTTTGTCGCAACTTTAAAAACTTTAAATGGAGGCGGAGGAAAACTAAACTCTTTATTAACAATTGCCCGAACCGTCAACTCCCGTTTCGTGTCGGCTACATTACATTCTTGCATAAGATATCCCGACCGAGTCAGTGAACCCATATTATAGAAGAAGAGCATTTCTCTAGTAAACATGAAGATGGACCATGATATTGAAGATATTATTACAGATTCTGTCAAACTTTTCAAACGAGTATACGCGTACATTTCCAAGAAGGCCCACAGTATCCATGTGTCTCCCATACTCCACAGAATTCTAGGGTTGCTTGGATGGAATCTCCAGCCACGACGTCATACAGTGTCCGATTACCCTGAACAGGGCACGCAATCCGATTGTATTTCCAAGGAATTTTAACTGTGAGAACATTTTCAACAAGTGGGTCGACAAGTGTACACGCGGGATACGATGACTCGATGTGGATTCGTTTCACGCGTTCAAGTGTATCCGTATCCAAGACGAGATCGATATATTTTTTATCATTCTTCGTGTAGAATGCTGCACTCACCTGGAATACAGATGTGAGACGCATTCCCTACTTGGTAGTACTCTACTGATTTTAGTACAGTTCATCGAGACTCGAAAAGTACCGCGCGACATCCTTCATGAATCGTTTATCTTTCTCGAGTTCGGCGCGCTTTTTATGTTTCACAAACCACGCCAGATTTGATTTTGAATATTTAGTCTCCTTTTGATTTTCGGTTGGTTTTCGGGCAGTGATCGTCTCCTTTTCATTCTTTTTCTTGTCTGGGATGCGATTGATGAAACTGAGCGCCTGCATGACGGTGTCGGCCAAATCATCCTTTTTTTTCGAAGCGACAAAGATGGGAATCCATTCGGCATTTTCCGGTTCGTTGAGCAAAAATTCCCGACACCGCTCGATACTCGTCGCCTTTCTCTGACGGTACCGAACTTTTCCCGCCCCGGCAACATCTGGGATTTTGTGTCTCGCGTCATAAATGACAACGTCGGCGTTTGGTGCTTTAATAATAAAATAGGCGTGTAAAAAGTGTTCGACTGATTTCATCTTTTTGTTTTGACCGGGTTGCTTTTCAATGAGTACGGTTGTTGCGGTGAGTGTCCACGGTTTCGTGTTCACGTGCTTGTTGAGTGATTCAAAGAGCCCGTCGCTACTTTCCGGGGGAACGCCGGACACGTCCCAATGCGCAATTTTTTTTGTTGTTTCATCAATCATGCACATGGCGAGATTTTTTATCCCGACATCAATGCTTAGAATCATTTAAAGACCTATCTTTCTCATTCTTTATTTATGTGGTGCTGGCATTGCTGTCATCCTTTTAAAGGGGAACCGTTGCACCTGCCATACAAGTATGACCAGATGCGATCCAAATTTTCAGTCATGGGACACTTTTGTTCATGGGGATGCATGAAGACATTCAACCTCGATAAAAATGGGGTCAACCGAGGAGGTGTTATAGGCGGAAATATAGTCATGATGCGTAAAATTATGTTTGGTATAGTTGGGCCGGTTGTGCCCGCCCCGCATAGATGTCAACTCGAGGTGTTTGGTGGACCCCTTACAATTGACGAATTTCGAAAGTGTGGGACAGTGGACACTGGCAAACGTTTCGATATTCATGCGTCTACGACGGGTGATGATACGGTTCGGGTGGCTGCTCGAAAACCAACCGACCATTTTCAGAAAATGTCACAAATAAACGACTCACGAGGGACAAATGAACCGCTTCGACTCAAGCGACCCAAACCACTCAAGAGGGATGAAAACAACCTGGAAAAGACGTTAGGCATCACTCGAAAGAAGATGCCCGCTTCGAATATATGTGCCGCATAGTTCGGACAATGTATCCGTTTTCATAGCTTTCTCAAGCTCTTCGGCAGTGACCCCACGTTGAACTGCTCGTTGGTAGCATTCAAAGACGTGGATAGGGTTCGTCCCTTCGCGCCCGTCGAGACCGTAATCGCACATGGTTGTGAGGGTGGGAAACTTATTGGTGACGCAGGCGTGCACGATATCTGACATGTATCAAAGAATGGATTCATCTTCTTAATTTCCACATCAATGTACGATACAATTGAGGCAATTGCGTCCACCGTTTTCTTGTCCCGCTTGTACGTTTCCTTTAGACGTTCCATGCCCATGCGAGCGCTGTGTACCGAGGCGATGCTTGTAGGATTTCGAAACTCACACTCGAAGAGTTTTTTAATATGGGCGAGTGTTGTGGCTCTGGTGTCGTTATAGAGCCAGCGTTTCATTATGACTGGTATGCTGCTTGGGTGGGTTTCAATTTCGAGCGTGCCGTTGCGCATGCAAAACTTTTGACCCACCTTGACTGAGGCGATAATTTCCATTCAATTCCCTACTATACACACTTAAAGATTTTGGTACCCAGAGTATCAGTATCAGCGTGACGCAGTGGAAGCGTGTGGGGCTCATAACCCCAAAGTCACTTGATCGAAACAAGTCGCTGATAGTCTCATTGCTTCCATAACTCAGTTGGTCAGAGTGCTAGGCTGTTAACCTGGAAGTCGTAGGTTCGAATCCTACTGGAAGCGTTTTCGTTTTAAAAGAAAACTTGGTCGTTTTGTTTTAAAATTTTGCTGCATCATTGTCTTCCGCTACCGGAACAGACACTTTTTTTAGTAACGCAAATGGCAGTAACACATGTGTAATACTGAATCCACCAACTCTGTATGTAAGAGGTTACGGGTTAAGCAGCAATATAGGTTCTACACGGTACACGTATAACTGGGTCGGAGGCAATACCGTAGCAGCATCAACAACAACCCAACAACTAAGGGGATATTCGTCCGTACCTCAAACTGCGAGTAACGTGTGGACATGTACAATTACTGATACCAAAACTGATCAAGTCATCGCACCTCTGCCGAGTTTTACGCAGACATACACCGCGCCATCCGCTGTGATATCCCCAATTACTAGACAAACAACTGGTTCTGGTACATTACTCCAAGAACGATACAAGTGTACAGTCACTCCGTATAATTGCGTAGCAACTTCGTATAATTGGATTTATGTTTCAAACGTCAGTTTTGCAACATTTGCTTCTGGTACAACGACAAATTCCGCAACTACAGTGTATTTGTATCAGGCAGATGTATCTGGATTAACTGATATTATACAGTGTGCGATTGGATATTCTGGAGGCACCGTGACAGTTACGCGATCGTTTACATGGGCGTAAAGAAAACCTCCTGTATGTAAACAATGGACCCAATGCAATTCGCTCTACGCCTCAGGCTCCATAAACTTCATGATACCGGCGTTCTCGCCACGATTCTTTTGCACGAGCTTCTCCAGAAACAGGGTCAAGAGGTATCCCTCGTTCAGGGGTACTTGACTGTCATGGGAGAAACGTGTTGGCACGTATGGATTGAAGACGAAAAAGACCGCCCTATTGATCTTGGTCGAATGTTGGCATGCATGGAGGAGCCAGAATTTGAAAAGTGTTTTTTTAAACTCGTCAAGGAAAAGCCAGATGACGCAGACATTAAAACGGATCCAGTGAATGTAGAATTTTGGGAAATGCGGGATCGGCGAGATTTTTGGAAAAAGGCTCCGAAAAAGTTTTTGGAATTTCGGACACGTTGCCACAAAGCGGTTTCCAAGAATTGAGTGCCAGTCTGTTTGGAAAACACCACGGGTACACGGGGTCACCTATGAAATTCACAGCGTGCACCCCGGCGTCTCGTGATTCAAAACACGCATTTAAATTATCATCAACCAATGTATCAATGCTCAAGAGGGAACACATGGTTGCCTTGCTCGTCTCTCGAGGTGTATAACTATTGGTCAAAATGACATCTGTGAAAATACCGGGAAAGTTTTTCTCAACCCAATCCTCAGTCTTTTCACGCACAATGTTTTGACGCCCCGTCATAATGTACATGGCGTTTCCCGCTTTTTTGAGACGAATCATCGCCTGCTGCGAATATACAAGCGGCTGTAAATTGGCAAACTCTTTCGTCTCGTAAAATTCGCGAACCATTTTTTGAGACTCTTCTTCGGAAATGTTCCAAATTTTACGATACACATACGGGTACTGTAAAGGTACGGGACACTTTGGCTTTCGCCATTTCAACATGGCGGGGAGCATTGGTACAAGAACCTCGTCAACATCGATGGCTATTCGTTTCATTTTTGTCTTCATAGTACTATTTTGTGTGTAATCTTTATGGTATCTGTCGATTACGCGCGTATCAAACGTCTTCAACTCCCAGAAGAACGCGACACATTTCCAACGTGGACCGTTGTCGTGATTCTCATTGTCATTGTCCTCTTGTTCAAGCGGTACAAAGACGTTTCTTCAAATTCTGAATCTCGCGAGCTTTCATCTTTACACCAAACGACAGATGATTCATAATGTCAACATCTTGGGTCTGAAACTGATAGGACTTCATAATGGCAAGTGCAGCATCTGGTGGGTATGAACGAATAACACAGAGCGCATCGTGATCTAGACAGTTGGTTGTTCGTCGTGTCATTGATCTATATTTGATCATGCGCATGCGGTAGTTGCCGTACTTGGTCCACGAACTTCCTGGACGAAGCGTTTCTCGCTTGAGTTTGTGTTGCAAGAGGATGGATGGGATGAGTATTGACGTCATGGAAAACAAGGGGAGCAAGTCCCAATTCCCGTTGTATATCAAAGTATCTATGTTTTCAGATTGAGACAGGTTTTCTGCAATGGAGACAAAATCAACATCTGGCACATCGAGATAATTTTCATGAATAACATCCCACGTGTACCCATGCTCGCAAATCGATTCACATAAATGGTTTGATGGATTTTCAGTTCCATTCACGCACGCAAGATCAATCAAAAAATCTTTTGGTGTTTTAAACAAATCTCTATCATCCGGAAAATCTACAGAGTATAAAAAGTTTCGGATATTTCCATTTGCTAGTTTAGCCAATGATTCCAATCTACTTTTTGAAACGTTTGGAAACTGTTTTGCACCAATGGCAACCATTGTACCAACATCAGGTCGTTCAAAGTGGAGACAGTTACAAAAATCAACCCGTGACACACTTCGAAGGATAATAACAAGTGACCCCTTTGACAATTTCCCACCCTCTTTTATATGTTCAATCAATTGCTTGTCCAATTCAATATCATCTATAACAACATGCGTATCAGAATTTTGTAGACGCTCTACCAATTCGTCATCCTTTGTAGTGTAATCAACTCGTTTCAAACCATGAAGAACGTGATGAACCAAAAATGTCTTTCCAACCCCAGAATCGCCGTAGAGACACACAGTTTCGTTAGATTCCACAATTTGTTTGAGCGACCGAACAAGAGTGGGGTTTCCGATAAATTTGGAATTTTCTTTTACAGGGTTTATTGTAATATACTTATCCATGGATGATCTTCCTGCTCAAGCTTTAGATTATGTTTTTGAGAATGAAGCAATTAAAGAAAAAGTGAACAAGGCCAAGCCGTATTTAGCTGCTTTTATCATCTTCCACCTCGTCATCTTCTTCATGCTTGTCTATCTTATCTATAGAATCCACGTGCGTATTGATAGTTTCTGATTCAATCCGTTCCTTGTGTTCTCTGAGAATCGTCTCAAATGTTCCCGTGTACGGGGTTATAACTTTGACTGAAAAAACTTCGGGGCGATTAAAGGACATATCAACTGGCATATCCGGTTCATCAAACTTTCGTTTAAAATAGTGTATGACACCACCCGGAATCGGGGGAGACTGTTCAATCAGCCTGTCGTACTCGGTGTTGCAAAAAGAGACAAAGTTTTCACCGTGGTATCCTCGTTCTTGAATGGGGAGAGACAACTGAAGCCTAATGTCTCGAGCCAGTTTTCCATAACTGACATAGGCTGTTCTGTGCCCCTCTGCCAATTCTGGAATTTTTAGATATTGCTGTACTGTCGATAAAATAGCTGCAAAGAGACTCATCGAACCAATTACAAACGGTATGAGTTTGCGAACATTGGCTGGTATCGTGCTCTGAGCAAAGTTGGCTGTGCCTGTAATTGTGCTGATTATAATGACTGGGAGGGTGAACATGGCATTGAGAAATCGAAACTTTTTAAAGGATCGATAATGCATAAACCGATAACACCCTGACGCCTCCCCCCATGATTTCAATATCACATCGTGCTGTGGGTGCCACACACGAGGCGTCTTCTTACGAGGGGGAATAATCGTATCATCAGTCGCAGTCGCGCTCATAATTAAAAAATACAAACGTTTTTTCTCCATGCCAGAGTACAGTCCTCCAATGAACGCAACATACGCTGAAGTTCAGATACCAATTTACATAAACCCTTTCCGCGTCATGGGCAAAGGGGGTGACAAACTGTTTCGTATCACCGACGAATCAAAGTGTCAATACATATGGGTTGATATACGTCGCCGGGTTGTTGAGATTTGGGGGCGCGACGAATCACTCCCACATGCCATTGCCCTGGTTCGTCGCCACATCCATCGGTTGGTTTCTCGCGCCATTCAAGTTCCAGACGAGTACTACAACCTGTCAAACGACATTCGGGATCGCATGACGGTGTACTCGTGGAGGTCTGGGTGCATGATCAATTATGAAATGATAGGGCCAGACAAGGATACGACCAACTTTTTTGATGTACTCCTCGAATCGTACCCATACAATCCCTTCATGACAAAGATTGATCGAAAGACGGCTGGTGGCTTGTTGGCATCTCGGCATATAAACATATAACGCGTTGTGTACGCACGCACATCATGCAGCGCCTCGAACTCATTTTGGGGTGTATGTTTTCTGGGAAATCAACCGAACTCATTCGTCGGTGTCGACGCCATCAGGCGGTTGGACATTTTATACTTGTGGTAAATTCGTCTCGAGACACGCGATCACACTTAGATGTCGTGCAGACACATGACAAGAATGTCATGGCGTGTACAAAAACAGATGATTTGTTTCAACTCGATATAGACCCATACAATGTGATTGCCATTGACGAGGCGCAGTTTTTTACGGGGTTGCAAACATTTGTTCAACGTGCATTATCCATGGAAAAACACATAATCATTGCGGGGTTGGATGGCGATTTTATGCAGAGAGAGTTTGGAGAAATTCTCAACTTGATTCCACATGCCGACGAG